ATTTAAACTCCCACATTTTTTTATTTTTGACAAAAAAAGTCATTGTCCCATCCCATGTAGGGCCATAATGTTCTTTTGGAGGGTAAAACCTACTGGATACATATACTATTCCCTCTGGAGAATCAAAGTCCAATTTAAAACCACAATCAAAAGACCATTTAACATATTCATTTTCAAGGCCTTTATTTAGACTATCCTCTATGTTCTTAGCTTCTTCCCAACTTGTAGGACAGCCATTGAACGGTGTTCCGCCATTTATAATTATAGTACCCATAATCAATGCTCTTCTAATCCGTACTCATACTCCCTTTTCAGTTGCTCAAAACTTTTGAATGCCTGCCATTTGGTGTTCTGTCTCGGAATGGACAGCCACACTAAAAATACTACAAGTGCCAATGGCACCAACCAACTCAATACTTCATACATTATTCATCCCTTTGTTTTATGGGGTTAAACGAAACTTTCAACCCGTAAGTCTTGGCTATTTGTTTAATTTCTTCTTTCTTTTCAAGTTTTTCCAAATCCCACTCATGCCAAACTTTTACGTATTTATCAGGAGTCGTACTCCTATTGTAACACTTTAGTTCGTCCGTTTCGTTGCCCCTATGTTTAAAGTTGCTCCTTGAAATGAAAAGTGATTCATCTTCTAAAGTTCTTCCACTTTCTTCACATTTAAAGTCGTCATAGAATGCATATGTGGTTGATTCTCTTGTTTCAATCCAAGCTTTGGTTGACCATCCTGTTCTGTAATCTGTGTTATCCATATCTCAAGTATTTTGTACCACGCTAAGGGGGTTAGAGTGTTATATAAAGAAGTATTAAAAA